ATGATGTTCACTTTGATTTCAGAGATGTCCTTACCATTGGTAGTGATGTCTGATTTCTCAGTTAGATTGTTTAGTCTCTGAGTGATGGATGGATTAAATTGTCCTACCATACCTCCACTGATTTGGTCATTTCTGATTTCTCTCTTTATGTACGAACAGATAGTCCTATACTCAGAATATCTATTATCAGTGTTATCAAAATAATGATGACAATCTGAGTAGTTCTTATAGCAGAATATCTCAAATCCCTCATTAGTTAAAGGCACTCTCAAAGGCTCTGCCACCATCTCTGCAGTCTTTTGTGATAACACCCATTTATGTCTAGGATTATCTAGAGTATAAGCTCTATACTCCTCAAATATCTCCATCAGCTTCTCAGGAGTCTCTATTAGTTTTGTTCTACCCATTTCCTTGTCGTGTATAAAGTTTCTTATAATTCTTACTTGATTTCAGCTTAGAGCTCTTACTCTTAGCATGAACACCTGGTCTCTTCACCTTAGGCTTTCTAGCGAATGATATGCTACTCTGCTTCTGTGCCATCCTCCTCAGTTACTTCAGGCTCAGGTATTGGTCCTTTGACTGCTTTATACTTCACTACTTTAGGCTCAGATACCGTAGGCTCTTCAAACATATAGCCTAGACCTATAGATACAAAGTATTCATATCTATTAGCATCTAAAGTAATCCTGTTACCTTTGTGGGAGATCTTAGCTCCAATGTACTCATCTTTAATTTTCATCTCTTAGGTTTTTTAAATCGGTTTTTATCTCTTGTATCCAATAATGAGCAGATGTTACAGGTATTCTGAAATATTCTGCCATTGCTCTAGCTGTACTGTATCCTTTATCAAAGTAACATTGAAACACTATCAGCTTAATCCTATCTGTAATCCTCCCTCTATAAGTCTCTATCACTGCCATGTTGTTCTGATACTGCATATCATCTCGTATCTTATCGTATAAATCCGTATCATCATCCATCACTATCGGCATAGTACTATCTGTAGCTGTTACCCTCTCTTGTCTATTAGTTAGTGATGTAGACCATAGTATTTGCATCTTAATAGTATTGAGTAAATATGCTTTCACCTTACCGGGATCAGTTACCTCTATATCTATATTACATAAATATAGAAAAGAGTTATTTATTACAGCATCAGCTGAAATAGTAGACTTCATTCTTACTAGAAAATAGTTAGTGTATTTCCTTATCTCTTTGTAGTGAGCTGATATGTAGTTATCAAGTATAGGTCTCATACCATTGCTTGAAATCCTTAAGCCATATCTTTCTTCTCACACTACCGCAGAAGCATTCTTTCTCATAACTAACTAGCCTATCTTTAATAGCTTTGAGTTTTAATAGATGAATCTTATAGGATTGCTCTTTCTCAGGTAGACTGAACACCTGTTGTATTATTACTTGCTCAGCTTCTGTAAACATTCCTGTAATATAAACGACAATAGAGCCACAATAGTTGCCTGAGCAAAAGACCAGGTGCATAATAATGTTAGCCAAAAAGATACGCATTTAATACAGGTAGCAGAGGAATGCAGATACATTGCTAGAATGCTAGGTTTGAATTTGCTATAGATTGAATCAATCAGTAGCTGTAATGGCTCAAAGTTTACTATAAACCATGATATTGCAATGTAGGTTAGTATGTTCATCTGCCAAAAATAACAAAGGCAGTCTTACGACTGCCATAAAGTTATTAATTATTTAGATAATTTTTCCACCATTTGAGATAGAACTGCTCATTTACAGCCTTACCATTGGTGAATCTCCAAATGGAGCAGTAAGAGACACCGATATCCTCAGCATAATGACTGAGCTTATATCTTTGGGTGAGCTTAGACTTGGTCTCCTTAATCATAAAGTCCTTTAGGCTCTGCCCCTTAGAAAGGGAGATCATCTGCAGGATTATCAGGTACATGAGTTGCAGCTGCAGTTAATAGATCTATCTTCCATAACTCTAATGAGTTGAAATGCTTATCCTGCCATTCTCTACCTCTCAGATTGAATGATGCCTCCACCTCTTCACCTACTCTACAGCCATCTAGTAGAGCTGTTTTGTCTCCTGTAGCCTGTAGGGTGATGTATTGAGGATATTTGCCATCCTCTACGGTTATTACTACTTCTCTCTTAGAGAACTTCTCAGTCACCTGTACGGTATCACCTATCACTTTGATAAGTCCTTTTACTTTGTAATCATTCATGTTATTGTTTTTATTAAATTATATACTCCTATTATTATCAATCCATAGACTACTAGTGCTAGGATCATTGCCATTGTTTTCTCTTTCATAGCTTCTCTATTTCTTGTTTGACTTCTTGCCAAAATTCTACAAAGTAAATATTTGCAGCGTTTAATTGTTCTAAGGTTTCCCAATCTTTTTGCCTTATATATGGACAAACTTTAATAATCTCATCAACTGCTATTAATGCACATTGTTTTGCACAATAATCATCAACTGTTATTTCAAAATTTCTCATGAATAACTCATCTGCTTTCTCTTGTGGTGTCATCATTTATTATTAAGTCTATTAATATATGTCACATAGTACTCAGTGCAGTGATGCAACCGTACCTTTATCTCCTCCTCAAGCTCCAGGTCTCTAGTAAAGAGTAGAGTAGTGATTCTCTTCTCAGGAGCTATGTGATCTACCTGATGTAGTGATAAGTTCTCCCATTCATTCAGTAGAGATGGATGAGTAGAGACCATGCAATAGACTAGACTAGCATAGTTCTTATTATATAACATCATGTAAGCTCTCAACTGCCACTCATAATCTTTATTTATACCCTCTTCTAAGGTAGCAGGGAACGTTTCTAATGACCATGATGTCTTGATGTCTACTATTTGGTCATCTAGTACTATATCAGCCTCTCCTGTGAGCCATTCGTTATTCAGTCTCTCAGTGTTCTTAGAGTAGTTGCTAAACATTACCGAGTTGAATAGAGCAATAGAATCATTCTCCTGTAGATTACCCTTATTAATGTACTTATTATTCAGCTCTACATTATAACCGTAGAAATCCTGCTTAGCTACAGCTCTAATGTAGCTCTTAGTAGTTTCAGATAGCACCTCAGACTTAGTCCGAGATGCTGTCATTAGTTTGCCGAGTGAAGATGGATGCCATTTCATAGTAACATAAGTGCTTTATTCTGTAAATCTGTAAGCTCAAAGGTCTCTCTTAGCTTAGGGATAGTAAACTTACCATCTTGAATAGATACTAATGCCTCTTCAAATCTCTCCTTAGATAGTCCAGGCTTAGCTGCCTTAACAGGTACACTAGCCATGTTAGCATCATCATCTAAAGATTGCAGGCACAAAAGACTAGACAAGCAGTACCTACGAAAGTAAGTCACAGCAGAACCAATTTGCTGAGGATTCAATCCTGCAGGTAATTCCATACATGACTCAATAGACTCATTAGAATCTATGCAGATTATCTGAGTGCATACACTATTGCCTTGAATAGGCTGTAATAATAGTAGACCATTCTCTAATAGAATAGGCTCTACTGCCTCAGTAATTGCATTGATGTCAGAGTATGACTTTTTAAAGTGAGGATTGGTAGCATTCTTAGCTACTTTACCGATTGACTGCTTAGCTTTGTGTAGCTTTTGGTGCAGAGTTAGTACAGGTGCTGATACTACAGCTTTTGTTTTTGTTTCCATAATATAGATTTAAATTATTTCTGTAAAGATAGTCAATTATTTTATATCTGCAAGAAAATTACAATAAAATATCATAAATTCATCAAAAGTTCTTGCAATAAAGTATGTACCCCCTGCAGCTTCTACTGATTCCTGATACCTCTTCTGCACTTCTGACTGCCTATCCTTACCATATTTCACCTCAATCTTAACTGACCTACCTCTAATGGTGGCAGATATATCAGCAGATCCTTTAGTACCTGTGCTAGGAGTATAAGTGCCTTTCAGCTGTCTAGTATTCTCACCTACTTGTATCTTTTTACCCTCTCTATATACTCCCATTGTATTAATTCTCTCAGCTTGAAAGCCTGAATAGGTTAGAAAGTGAATGATACATTTAGTGAGAGCATTGGCAGAGTTATCATTCCAATCTGATGCTGTAATGTATGGCATGGTAGGGTGCTTAAGTGTGAGGTAGTTAATCTCTAGGGCTTTGAGGAGTGTTTTGTTTTCTTTGTTCATTGTTTACAAATAGTTAAATTAGCATTCATTGTAACAGCTCTTAACTTACAATTAGTATTGTGAAAGTCTAGAAAATCATTTTTAATAGTATCAGATTTAAAAAATACACCAAGTCCTGAATGATCTAGTTCATTAAAAATAACATCTACTCCTTTTTTCTCAATCCAAATCATTATCATATCATCAAAAGTCATATCATAATGATCAATGGATGTATTTTCTTTAGTCAATACTTCTCCTGTTACTGAGCAAAGAGTTTCATTAAAAATTACATTATCAGCTTTAAAATTATATATTAAATTAGTTATTGTATTTCTGCCTGCTTGTTTTATAGCAGAATATTTATTAGGATTAGAGATGCATTTAAGATAAGATATATCAATAAATGTATCATCTGTTCTTTTAATAAAAAAACATTTGTCATTATAATTAGCACTATCTACATAAATATATTTAACTCCAGGACCTTTTTTTTCTTCCCAAGCAATATGATTTCTAAATTCATGTAGCATTATAGCAGAATCTAATGCATCTAATTTCTCTCCTTTATTATATGAATTTAAAATAGTACTGCACATTTTCTTTCTTTCTTCTTTTGTCATATATTCATAGCTTTAATTGTTAATTCATCCCATATATCTAGCTCTTTTACCTCCTGTACAAATGACAATCTAGTACTGCCTCCATTCCTATTGGTAGAGCAGATATATCCTTTGTATTCGCAGTACTTTTTAAAGTTAATTGTGATGCTGTTCTGTGTTATGTAGTTCTTTTTATCAGGGAATGCATTGCAGAATGAATCGTATAACTGTTCTTTCACTGAGTAGTAAGTATCCTCTTTTAGATCCTCAAAGAAATAGTACATCTCACTGCTAATCTCATCTAGTATCTTTCTAAAGTTTAGATTTATAGTAGGCATCTCTATAAGACCTACATTAAGATATATTTGTATGCATTCCTGGCAGTAATTGTCAAAGGCTGCCCATTGGTCATCATCCCAATCCACAAACAGCTCATGACCAAATAGATCTACAGGAGTAAATTTATCATTGAATGTCTTAGCCATCTCCACCTCATACTTTCTAGCATTGAAAGATGCACCATTGCCTGAGATGGTATAGTTGGTAGTGATAATAATCTTAGGGCTGTTAGTTACATCTAGTTTAATAGAATCCTTACCTTTGTATTCAATAGTAATACCCTCAGTAATCACACTGAATAAGCTCTCAAAATTAAACTTCTTTTTAACATCATCAAATACTAATATTTGGCAGTCAGTAGATACATTTTGATAGGGGAATTTATTTTGAAAGTCAAACAGCTTACCATCTAAGCTCTGAACTTTCTTAAGATGTCCCATTGCATTCCAAAACAATCCCTTTCCACTTCTTCCATTAGGCACATCAGAGATAGCCTCATCATTAAAGATAATAGCTTTGTTATTACTCCTATCCTTATAGCTGTGCAGGAGGTATCCGATTACAGTCTGAAATGCTTTGTACTTACTTTTATCTTTACCTGCTATGTTCCAAATGAAAGTTCTAAATTCTGAGCTGTGGTGATCTGTTTTCTTAAAGTCTCTATTGATGACCTGGTCTCTCCAAATAGATAGATCCATATCAGCATAAGATAGTACCTCTTTTTTATCTTTAGATACCTTTA